AAAGATTGCGGCAGCACCTGCACCAGCGGCGACTGGTAGTGCAGCTTTAGATGGAACTAAGCCAGGTGCAAATCCAGCTACAACAATTCCAGGTGGGCCACAGACAGCGGCAGGAGCACCAGCGGCGGCACCAGCGGCGGGTGCTGGCGCACAGACAGCAGGCCCGGCACCAGGCACTGTTGGAACAGGTGCTGGCGGACAATTGGTAGATGGTAGCGGTAAACCAGTTCAACAAGGAAGTGCCGCAAATAGACCAGATTTGTATGCCCCACAAGTTGGAGAAAGTTATTTGCCAAGCGGTCAAAAAGTTTACTCAGAAGATCAAGCGTTGGCGAGGATTGTTCAATTATCCAAGCATGGTAGATAAAAATGAAGTCGGTTGAAGTTAGATTAAAAAAATCTGTAGAAAGATTGCAACAGTATTTGACTGAAACAACTTGGCATGATATCTACAATCTTAATAAAGATATTATTAAAAATCCTAACTTAATTTATCCTAATCAACAATTAAAGATGCCAGATGGCAGTACTTATACTGTCAAACCTGGCGATAATTTAACTAAAATTGCGGCGATGCCAACCACATCTCCGAAAACAACTACACCAGCAACATCAACGACACCTCCAAGTCCGGATGCAAGCGGGCAAAAAGTAGACGAACCCACAACTGTAAAAGATACTCCAAAAGATACTAAACAAGATAAAGATAAGACGTCTACAAATTCAACTAATGATCCATCTAGCGCGGATTATAAAAATAATATGGACATTCAAAGCGACAACGCAACCGCAAAGAATCAATACGATGGAAACTACGATTTAGATGTAGCTAAATTCAATTGGCTAGTTGCCAAAGCCAAAGGCTATGCACAAAATCCAAATGAGTTGATGCAAACTTCGAAAGGAATAATGGCTCCTAATGGGTTTGTTGCACAAAGTGTGGCAGCTCGTCATGCGGCTGATTCGAAATTGTCACAAAATACTGCTGATGAAATGCAACGTTCCGAAAAGTTTGCAAACCGCAGGCAAGCTAAAATTGAAGCTGATTTAGCGGCTAAAAAAGGATTATGGACAGACGACAAACAGAAGGTAAGAGATTGGTTAGAAGATCATGACGATAAATCAGTGGATGACGCGATTAAAGAATTAAATCTAAAATTACACGAAAGTATTCGTTCTATTATTGATACGTTGATTAGTATTGACGAAGGTACAGATACTAAAATAGATCCAGAGAAAGCTCTACCACATTTGACTCCTCAAGATCAATTTACTCTTGAAATGTTAGTAAAAAAATTAACACCCTTTATAGGCAAAGATGACCACTTGGATAAAATATTTGCCGAATATAATAAACTACCGGACATCCGCAAATCGACTCCTACGGCTCCTGCTGGACAACAACCTCCCGTTCCTGGAGCTAAATGGACTGGATCATATTGGCAATTACCTGAACAGACAGAATTAGCAGAGATGCTTAAAATTGCCGGTTTAAAATAATCGAGCAAAATAATCATATTATAAACAAGATTTCTCTTGCAATGCTAAATAAAAGTGCGTATACTACAAAGTATATGCACTTTTTGTTTTACAGGACGTAAAACATACAGGCAAATAAAAAGCAAACAAAGGCATATTAAAGGAGAAATATTATGGCAACTTTGGCAGAAATTAGAGCAAAACTTAAGGCATCCGAATCAAAAGGATCAGATGGAAATAGAACAGGCGGAGATAAATCAATTTATCCGTTCTGGAACTTAAAAGAAGGTAACGAATCCGTAATGCGATTTTTACCAGACGGCAACACAGATAATACTTTTTTCTGGGTTGAACGTGCAATGATCAAACTTCCCTTTGCAGGTATCAAAGGCGAATCAGAAAGCAAAAACATCACAGTACAAGTACCATGCGTAGAAATGTATGGCGACACATGTCCTATTCTTTCAGAAGTACGTGCGTGGTTTAAAGACCCAGCATTGGAAGATATGGGTCGTAAATACTGGAAAAAGCGTTCTTACATTTTCCAAGGTTTCGTTGTTGAAGACGGACTAGGCGAAAAGAGTGATGAACAACCTGAAAATCCAATCCGTAGATTTATCATCGGACCTCAAATCTTTACATCAATTCGTGCGGCACTTGTCGATCCAGAATTGGAAGATTTGCCAACTGACTATGTACATGGTTTAGACTATCGTATGAAGAAAGGTTCAAAAGGTGGTTACGCAGACTACTCAACATCAAGTTGGGCACGTCGTGAGCGTCCATTGAGTGATGCTGAACAAGCGGCTATTCAACAATATGGCTTGTTTAACTTGACAGACTTTTTGCCTAAGAAACCAGGCGAAGTAGAATTGAAAGTTATGAAGGAAATGTTTGAAGCATCAGTCGATGGCGAACCATATGATATGGAACGTTGGGGACAATATTTCAAACCAGCAGGGATGAGCCAAAATACTGGCGATCCTGTGAAGTCAACTCCTAAAGCATCTGCACCAGTAGATGATATCGATGAAGATGAGGCACCAGCACCGGTGGCCAAGTCTACTCCTGCTCCAGCACCAAAAGCTGAAGCAAGTGCCGGTGGCGATAGTCGTGCCCAAGACATCTTGGCAATGATTCGTAATCGTCAAAAGTAATAAGCACACGGCTCGGGCCACTGCAACCTAGTTGTACGCGCGGGTTATCTTTTTAGGAGAAATATATGGCTACAAAAGCCTTTGATTTATCAAAGTTTAGAAAAACATTGACCAAGAGTATTGATGGTCTAGGTGTAGGATTTAATGATCCTACAGATTGGGTTAGTACAGGCAACTATACGCTTAACTATCTAATCAGCGGTGATTTCCACAAAGGTATTCCGTTAGGTAAAGTTACTGTCTTTGCCGGTGAATCTGGTGCAGGTAAATCATTTATCTGTTCAGGTAATTTAGTACGAAATGCACAACAACAAGGAATTTATGTTATCTTAATCGATAGCGAAAATGCACTTGATGAAAAATGGTTACATGACTTAGGTGTCGATACCAGTGAAGATAAACTGCTTAAACTCAACATGGCAATGATCGATGACGTTGCTAAAACCATTCACGAATTCATGAAAGAATACAAGGAAATGACTGACCGTCCGAAGGTCCTCTTTGTTATAGACAGCCTTGGTATGCTTTTAACACCTACTGATATTAATCAGTTTGAAGCGGGTGATTTGAAAGGTGACATGGGTCGTAAGCCTAAAGCATTGACAGCACTTGTTCGTAACTGTGTTAACATGTTTGGTAATTACAATGTAGGTATGGTTTGTACCAATCATACATACGCAAGCCAAGACATGTTCGATCCAGATGACAAGATCTCAGGCGGACAAGGCTTCGTTTATGCAAGTTCTATCGTAGTTGCTATGAAGAAATTGAAGTTGAAAGAAGACGAAGATGGCAACAAAGTATCAGATGTAATGGGCATTCGTGCTAGTTGCAAGATTATGAAAACACGTTATAGCAAGCCTTTTGAAACTGTACAAATTAAGATTCCATATGAAACTGGTATGAATCCTTATAGCGGTATGGTCGATATGTTGGAGAAACAAGGTATACTTGTTCAGCAAGGTAATCGTTTAAAGTATGTAGACCCTACTACTGGAGAAGAACACTTATTCTACCGAAAAGAATGGAAAGAAGATAAATTAGATATGATAATGGCAAATTATCATATTAAAACTTTAACAACTACTATTCCTGAGGAGACAGAAGAAAATGTTGAATGAGACACAAATCGGTGACATCTGGTTGCTATTCGCAGATTATATTGATAAGAAAGTTATTGACAGTGTAGCTGAACGTTACGTCGATTTATTAGCTGACTTTGGCACAAGCGATCGAGTAATGCAAAGTGCAACCGGTGTTGATGGTGTTTTAGATTCTGCAATCGAGTATTATCTTGATGAAGAGTCTGATGAAGCAGAAGAAGAAAATTACAACGACGAAGACGAGGATTATTAATGGGTTGGTATTCTAAAGTTGCCAAGGACATTTCTAATATTCCCGAAGCGGCAGAATATTTTGAAGCTGAATTATTAGAAGCTAAAAAAGAATGTCGTATTGGCGGAAATGTAGAACGTGCCGCGGCTTCAATGCCTGGAGTAGTCGAACAACGTTTTGCTCAACTACAAGAAATCGAGGCAATACTAGAATACCTTAACATTGAATTACGTCGTCTTAAAAGCCAACATTTTCGAAAATATTTAGAAAACTATCAACGTGCTCTAAGTAGTAGGGATTGTGAACGTTTTTGCGAAGGTGAAGCAGATGTAGTTGATTTTGAAAAAATCATCAACGAATTTGCTTTGCTACGTAACAAGTGGTTGGGTATTACTAAAGCACTTGATCAAAAACAATGGCAAATTACAAACATTGTAAAACTACGTGTTGCCGGTATGGAAGACGCAACATTATAATCAATTCGCCCAAAAGATAATGGATAGGCCTTAAATAATATTGAGGCCTATTTTTTTCTAAAAGATTGATTTATTGAAAAAGTGAGTGTATACTTAATTATATGACAACAGTAGATAATTTATTAATAAAAATTGTGAATTTTTCTTCTCCTTCCATAGAAGAAAAAATACCTACCCGAGATAGTAGAGTCTTAAGAAGCCTTGTATCATCATTATCCAACAAGTTATTTGTAACTGAAAATCAAAGTAAATTATTAATCAAAATTCTTCGGGAAAACTGCGAAAAATTATCTGATTTTTCCGAAGATATTAAGACTGCTCTAGTTAATCCGACATGGAGCCATCCTTTTAGATACATAGAACAAATAAAGAAAGTATACATAGTAAAAAATCATGATGGCGATTCTTCTATTATTTTAGAAACAAACTATGTGTCAGAAACCCGAAAAATCTTGCAAGATATAGAAAAAAAATGCGAAGGCGTTCAAACATTGTTGCCTGGCAAGAAATTCGTTGTGGACCTTACTGAAAAAAATATAGTCACTGTGGTAGACACACTTTTACCATTAGAATTTGAAATTGATGAAAAAATACAAGATTATTATGATACAATAAAATCTTGGTCAAAACCAGATGTTCAAGCACAATTTTTAATTAGCAACATAGAACATAAAAACTTTCAAAAACACATAACAGATGATCTCGGAATAGAAACATCCATTAATAGAAATATTATTCATGACAGAAGTGTCCGTTATCAATACTTTACTGAAACTGAAAAAACTGCCGGCGAAACGTTGACAGAAGTTATTGCTAACAGACAAAAAACAAGAATATATGTTGATAAAAAACAACATACAGTTTCAGATATTATGAAATCATTGATCGAGCTACGAAGATTTCCATTGTTAGTTGTGTTTGATACTTTTGTGAATAGTAAGTATCTTGAAAACTTGCAGATTCTTTCAGCGGCCTTAGAAGATAACGGGATTACTGATAAAATTGGAATATATTTTAGATTACCTAACGATGATATTGGATTACAATTTAATCAATTAATTAAAGATAAAAACTATAATAGTAACTTAGATGCTGACACAAAGGTAGCAGTAGTAATGAGTGGTAAACTACCTAAATTCTTTTTAAAGAATGCCTGGCAACCTATGAGTGTGTTATCATTAGATACTAAAATGGGTTTACGTCATGGAAAAACTAGTGTATACTCTAATTGTTGTGATTGTATTGTAGAGTGGTCCGATGAGCCAGTTACAATGGAAATTAAGGCTGTTTTAAAATGACTGTAAAATTAGTAATCCGTGACGAAGTGAATATTAAAATCGAAGGCCTACCATTAGAGGCCCGTAAAAAACTGGCTAATACTTTTAAATATGTGGACCCAACCGCCCGATATCGTCCTGCATTTAAACTAGGTCGTTGGGACGGTAAGGTAAGTATGTTTGGCTTAGGCGGTAATGGATATCTTAGTCAATTAGAACGTGTATTATCTATATTATCGGATATGAATATAGATATAGATGAATTAGAAGATTTGCGTACAACATCTAAAATTGAATTTACACCTGTCACAGAAACTTATTGGGCTGACCAAGGAAAAGTATGGCCCAAAGGTCATCAACAAGAAGGCAAGCCTATTATGCTACGTGATTATCAGGTAGACGCAATTAATAGATTCTTCGAGAATACACAAAGTCTGCAAGAAATTGCAACAGGTGCCGGAAAAACTATTACTACTGCTACATTGAGTCATTGTGCTGAAAAATATGGTAGGACAATTACTATTGTTCCAAATAAAAGTTTAGTTGAACAGACCGAAGAAGATTTTATTAATGTTGGGTTAGATGTCGGTGTTTATTATGGTGACCGAAAAGATTTAAACAAAACACATACAATTTGTACTTGGCAAAGTCTTAATATTCTAGATAAGAAAAGTAAAAATCACGAATACGATATTGTATCATTAGCAGAATTTTTAGACGGAGTTAGAACTGTTATAGTCGATGAAGTCCATATGGCAAAGGCCGATGTTCTTAAGAATTTGCTCACACAAAACTTGTGTAATGCTCCTATACGTTGGGGATTAACTGGCACAGTACCTAAAGGAGATTTTGAAGCCGAACCTATTTTTGCTAGTATTGGACCAGTTATCGGCGGAATTAAAGCTCACGAATTACAAGAAATGGGTGTACTATCTAACTGTCACGTTAACGTAGTCCAGATGATAGATTTACCAGAGTTTAAGACATATCCCGAAGAATTAAAGTATCTTGTCACAGACGAAGACAGAATGATTTACATCAGTAAATTAATTAATAAAATATCACAATCAGGCAACACATTAGTTTTAGTTAACAGAATAGATTCAGGCAAGTTTTTAGTAAATGAAATACCCGATTCAGTGTTTATATCAGGTGCGGTAAAAACAACGGACAGAAAAGAAGAATATGACGAAATTAAAACAAGTGATAATAAAGTTATTGTGGCTACCTTTGGTGTTGCCGCTGTGGGCATTAATATCCCTAGGATTTTTAATTTGGTTTTGTTGGAACCCGGGAAAAGTTTTGTCCGTGTTATCCAAAGTATTGGCCGAGGTATAAGAAAAGCTGAAGATAAAGATTTTGTACAAATCTGGGATTTAACAAGTACGTGTAAGTGGGCTAAACGACATCTTACAGAGAGAAAAAAATATTACAAGGAAGCCAAATATCCGTTTACTTTAGATAAAGTGGACTGGCAAAAATAAGGAATTATGCAAATATTAACATTAGAAGATAAAACTTTCTCATTGAATAACTTACCAGAGGAAGTAGATGAAAATACAAGGTTCGCAGTCTTAGATAACAGCACACCGGCGGAACCAGATTTCTTTTTCATGCCACTAATTTTCTTGGAAAGTTTCAATGCTCCAGCAATAGTACTAAGAATAGGAGACGATGAAATAGCAATGCCGGTAGACTGGAGTATAGCAGTAGGGGATAGTACTAGCAGTTGCGATATAGAAGTATTGCCACTAACTAGCCTAAATGACCGCGGATTTGAAGCATTAATTTTTAATCCGCTAAGTAGCTTTAGAGTCGAATTTAAAAAAATAGAAATCATAAACTTTTATAATGATGTGAAATGGTATTTTCCTAAAATGAAAAACGGGCAACTACTTGCAACACCTACCAGATTCGGGAATAAACCTCCTTGTGCATATTTTGTAAAAGAAATATCAAAACAACAAGAATTAATTCAACTGGATAAATTATTATGACATTAAAAGTAGCTTATTTCCAACCAACCGTAATAGCAATGGACAGCATTCCTCCCGTAGAATTCAGTCGAATTTATAGTTTGGCCGAAACCCTACATACACGCACTGATTTAAATGATGCTAACAATGCAATAAGTCTCCGGGGAGGTCAACAAATTCAAGTGTATCCAAACAATCTAGGGTTAGACGTTAGTTGGTTAGTACGATGGCTAGAATCCATTGCTAACGGGTACATGGAATTAATTTCACAACAAAGCGGTACTGAAGAATTAAAATATTGTAAACCTGAAGTAGTCAGTGTGTGGACTATTCGACAAACTCAGGGCGATTATCAAGAGATGCATACACATCCTGCCGGACATTTGAGTGGAAACATTTATATTAGTGCTCCTGAATTACAAGACTCTAGTCCGCCTAGCGATAGCCAAATATTATTTAGATTGCCCCACACAAAAGACATAACCAAGTTTATTATGAATGATACTTGGAAATATACCCCTACTCCTGGCACAGTGATACTTTTTCCTAGTCAATTACCTCATACAGTTTATCCATGGAAAGGCGTTGGAACTAGGACTGTGATGGCATTTGATATTAGATTACTGCCAAAGGATTGATATGGGAACACTTAAACCTGGTGCAAAATACATATACGAAAGAAACGACAATGTTGTCTATGCTAGAGAGTTTGGAGCCACTGAGAGGACTCCAATTGGTTGGGATTACGATCCTGTTAGCGGACACACGACCGATGAATCACATAGGTTCGATCCTAGAACTCCAGATGGAAAACCGTTGCACGAACATTTAAAAGAAGCGGACTTATGGGGTAAAATACGCCGAGAAGCTAAAACCAATATTACTTTACAAAAGGCATTAGATCGTGCTATAATGATATACAAACTAAGCAAAGATAAAGTATGAGTGAAAAAGTTGAGTTAAAAGAAAAATTAACAGCCGTTGATCAAAATATTCGTGAGCTATGGGATGCTATGGATACAGATCAACAAAAAGCTCTGAAGAATGAATTTTACATACTTAATAGGTATGTCAGTAATGTTGCTGGACAAAAGAGAGAAATTCAAGAACACTTTGTTTTAACAGTTAATGAATATTTTAACAAAAATTGGAATAGCTTACAAAAACATCCTAAATTAATGTGGATGCTATTGTGTATGTGTAATTGGAATGGTGAGAAAACATTTTTCCACGAATGGATTGGTTATAAAAAGAAATCAGGTTCAAATAGCAAGAAAGTTAATTTCTTAGCAGAATTGTACCCTAATAAAAAAATGGACGAAATTGAATTGATGGCATCAATTAACTCCGATAAAGAAATTAAAGAGTTAGCTAAATCTTATGGTATGGATGATGCTACTATTGCTAAGAAATTAAAATGATGGCGTTAATTAGTCAACCTTATAATTGCAGTTATTGCGGAAAAGGTTTCATGCAAGAAAAAACTTTGTTTGTGCATGTGTGCGAACAAAAACGTCGAGCATTAGCACGGTCGGATAAACATGTAATACTTGGTTTTGATACTTTTCAAAAGTTTTATAAATTAGCCCAACCTAACAGCAAGCAGGAAAAAACTTATGAAGATTTTTGTAAAAGCAGTTACTATAATGCTTTTGTTAAGTTTGGCAGTTTTGTCAGTAATGTTAATCCTCTCTACCCGGAAAGATTTATCGACTACGTTGTCCGCTCCGGTATCAAACTTGACCACTGGTGCAGAGACGAACTCTACGACGAATACGTCTTCGACCTTATTAGAAAAGAAACCGCGGAAACCGCACTCCAAAGATCGATAGGAACAATGATGGACTGGGCTGATCTCCATAACGCTCAATGGAATCATTATTTTCTGTACGTTAGTCTGAGTCGGGCATGCTACGATATAAAAGACGGAAAAATAAGTCCTTGGCTACTATTGAACAGTAGCAATGGTAAAGATATGCTTAAAAAATTCAATGATGAACAATTGAATCATATACAAAAAATTATCGATTTACCATTTTGGATTAATAAGTTTAAAAAATTACCAGAAGATGTTAAACTTGTTAAAGATGTAGTAAAGGAAAGTAATATATAATGCCTGATATCGATATTGACTTTGCAGATAGAACTAAAGCCTTAGCCATATTAAAGCATATAGACGCACGACTCGATACTGATAAAAAACACAATACTGGTGTATATTGCACTTCTATCCCGCACAATCCTGTAACTAATATCAGTACATTAGATTACAAAGATGCCGAATCCAGAGGGTATTTTAAGATTGATTTTTTAAACGTTAGTGTGTATGATGGTGTTAAAACTAAAGAACATTTAACGCAATTATTAGACAAAGAACCTATTTGGGAACTATTAGAAGAGAAAGATTTTTGTGATAAAATATTCCATGTAAATGGCTATCATAATTTAATCTCTAAACTAAAACCGAGAAGTGTAGAACAATTAGCTATGTTCCTCGCTTTGATCAGACCGGGGAAGAAACATCTCATCCCAATATGCGAGAAGAATGGCTTCAAGTCTATTAAAGATGATATTTGGCAAAAAACTGAAGAATCCTACTTCTTTAAAAAATCCCATGCTACTTCCTATGCTTGTGTTATTGTTGTACAGATGAATTTAATTTGCGAACAACTAACGGACCTTACGGACTAATTGTACACTTTTTCTTTTAACACGTTTAAGTGTGAGATTCATTAAGTTTACTACTGGCCCTAAAACAATTCTAGTGTCTTTACTATTAAATGTTTTTATTGCGTATGAAAATGGGCCTATTTCTTCTTTGCAAAATATATTGATAGGAAATTGACGGTTGCTTTCCCACCACCATATCTCGCCTACTTCTAGGAATTTTGTTCGTTCTTCCGGTGTTTTTAACGCATTAAGATCGTAAAAACTGGTTACAAATTGATCTTGATTAATTATAATTCCGACATACTCGTTTTCACCGTAATTAATTACGCTGATAAAAGGTAGATTTTGTTCTATATTGTCTCTTAGTTTTGCCATAAATAGTATAAAGGTCCTGCCAAATGCAAAAAATTCAAAGTTATTTATATCCAAATAGGATTATACTACTAGCCGATGTGGCAGGCTTCACTGTGGAGAATAAAGTCGTGTACGCAAGAACAATTAAAATATATCAAGGCATCGATAATGTCGTTGAATTCGACATACAAAATGCTGATCAAAAACGTATAGACTTAACTACTCTATCTAATATACAAGTAAATGTCATGGACGCAAGTGGTAACGCACTACCATCGAGTCCGTATACTGTAAACTTATTATCTGTAGCTACTGCTACTAATGCCACAACTGTGGCAACTGTTGGACAAGCTACAACTACAACTATTACAATTCCAACAGCACATGTAACTGGAACTTTTAGTGTCGGGTATCAACTAACTGGAACAAACATAATCGGGCCTGTATTTGTAAGTAGCATAAATTCTGATATAGATAGCGCAACTACAACACTAACTGTTACTTTTCAAAATCAAACAGTAGCCTTGGCAACTAATCAAAGTTTATCGAATATAGTTAAAGGATTAGCATCGATTACTATTCCAAAAACTGATTTATGGGATTTAAAATCACAATATTTAAAATATAGTGTAACTGCTACTCAACTAGGAAACACTGTAGTTTTGTATACAGATAGTCAATTTGGCGCTTTGGGAACTTTAGAATTGGTAGGAAGTGCTACTCCTATATGTCGTAAAGATGTAATCTATGATAAATTCGTAGGTGAAATTAATTATATAGGTAATGTTATCAATCACACTCCGGCTATACCTTGCAAATTCTACGAAGCAACACCTACAGAATATATGAGTTTTAGTGTAGTTTTAAATAACTTTGTTGGAACAATCTATGTAGAAGCTACGGAAGATATGACTATTTCGGTTGGATCGTTTTTAAATGCACCGCAGTTACAATCATTTACTTGTACTACGGCAACATCCACAACTATAACTTTTAGTAATGTTCCTGTAGCAAGCGCCGGAGGTCGATATAACTACATGCGTATAAGTTGGTTATATCCAGATGTTTGGCAGTACGGTGGACAAGATCCAACTTTAATGTACGGATCGATAACCAAAGTCATTGCATCATCATAAAAAACCTGCTATAATTAGACATGAGTCTAATAGCAGATACACTTTTAACATACTTACCCGGAAAGCGTAAACACACTCCAAGCGGTTGGATTGGGTTTAATGCTGTCTGCTGTGACGACAAAAGACAACGTGGCGGATTTATTATCAATGGCGGTGATGCAGTTAGCTATCATTGTTTCAATTGTGGATTCAAATGCAGTTGGCAACCGGGCAGACATATCAGTCAAAAAATGAATAAGTTCATGCGGGATTTAAATATCCCCGATGATGTCATTTCACAGTTACGATTAGAAGCACTTAAATTAGATAATAATAATACGACAGAAATACGAAGTATCATTCCAAAGTTTGATATTAGAGCATTGCCTATGGATTCTAAAGGGTTTGCTGAATGGGACACTTGGCTGCATGTTAGTGGCCCAGAGTTTGCTCCTGAAGGTCTAGCTAAGGTAGTTAACTATGTTAATGACCGAGGTATACATCCTCTTAGCTATCCATTTTATTATTCAAATAAAGTTGGATTTACTAACAGGATTATTATTCCTTTCTTGTACAAAGGAGAGATCGTAGGTTGGACCGCCCGGGCAATTAATGATGCTCAACCTAAATATCTGTCGGAACAACAACCTGGTTATGTGTTTAATCTAGATAATCAACAGGATGATAGAACGTTCGTAATTGTTAGCGAAGGTCCGTTTGATGCGCTAAGTATTGATGGCTGTGCATTACTCGGAGCAGAAATTAAAGACAGCCAAAATTGGCTATTAAAACAATTAGGCAAAGAGCTTGTGCTAGTTCCCGATAGAGATCATGAAGGTCCAAAAACGGTAGAACGTGCAATAGAATTAGGGTGGAGTGTTAGTATGCCCGACTGGCCTAATGATGTTAAAGATATAAATGATGCTGTAATTAAACTAGGTCGACTGGCAACAATGTGGTTGATTGTTAGTGCAAAAGAATCTAACAGTCTTAAAATACAATTAAGAGCAAAAAAATGGTTCAAAGAATAATCAATTTTATTTTATCTCCTATACGAAAATATAAAGAGAAACAAGCATTTAAGAAAAAATTAGAAGAGATGCGTAAACGCGATCCTTTCATTTACAAATGATACACTGGGGAATTAACGCACTTAATCATGGCAGTAGTCTTGCTGTTTTTAAAAACGGCAAGCTATGGTCCAATACTGTTAACACCAGTGTTAGTTTAAATGCCGAAACTATTCGTCAAGCATTACATCAAGGTGCACCTGATCGTATATTTTGGTACGAACGCCCTTGGATTAAAAAAGCAAGACAACTATATGCCGGACAATATAAGACGGCATTAGATATGTCTACATTACCGAAACGACATTTAATGCAATTTAAATATGCACCTATTACATATAGTCCTCACCATGGGAGTCATGCTGCCGCTGGGTATTATACTAGTCCGTTTAATCACTGTGCAGTTGTTGTACTTGATGCGATTGGAGAATTCGAATGTGCCACCATCTGGGAAGCAAAACACGGAGAATTGAAAAAAATGTGGAGCAGAAGTTATCCACATAGTTTAGGATTATTTTATAGCGCATTTACACAACTGTGCGGACTTACTCCTATTAGAGATGAATATCTATTGCAACAAATGGCCGATCAAGGCGATAAACAACGGTATTTTAAAGAAATTAATGGCTATATCAGCAATACACTACAATTGAAATATAATTTACATAGAGGGGTACAAAACTGGCCTTACCCTATTAATAATTTACAAGATCAATGCGATATTGCCGCGGCGGTGCAAGATGCGTTTGAAGGACAAATTGGTATGGTAATGATGGAAGCTAGAAAATTAACCAATACTGATTGTCTAGTTTATATGGGCGGTTGTGCTATGAATTCAGCGGCCAATAAAAGATTTGTCGAGCCCATGTTTAAGTATCGTTGGAGTTTACCTAATCCCGGCGATCCAAGCAGTAGTATAGGTGCAGTACTGTATCATACCAAACAACGAGTATGGGATTACAAGTGGGATATTGTCAAACACATTGAGATTAATGTTTAAAGAAAGTATAATATATACATGACACAAAATACAAATTACGGATACGATATACAAAAACTATACATCGAAATGATGTTGAATGATGCAGAATCTTTTGTGAGATGTCAAAGCATTTTTGATCCATCATTGTTTGATCGCAAACTACAGACTAGTGCGGAATTCTTGGCAAAATATGTAGAAGAATATAATAGTTTGCCCACACTAGATATTATAAATGCGGCAACTGATTCATCTTTTAAACAGTTAACTGATGTTAAAGAAAATGATTACGATTGGCTACTAAATGAATTTGAAACTTTTATCAGACATAAAGGACTCGAACGAGCAATCTTAGAATCAGCCGATTTACTAGAAAAAGGTGAGTACGGCCCTGTAGAAGAAAAAATTAAACAAGCAGTTCAAATTGGTTTGCAGAAAGATATGGGTACTGATTACTTTGAAGATCCCCGTGCTAGACTATTAAGGATTAAAGATAAAAATGGACAAATATCAACAGGATGGAAATCTATCGACGATAAACTTTATGGCGGTTTTAATCGCGGGGAACTTAATATCTGGGCTGGCGGTAGTGGTGCTGGCAAAAGTTTGTTCTTGGCTAACCTAGGCGTTAATTATTCTCTTGCTGGACTCAATGTATTATATCTTACATTAGAACTTAGCGAAGACTTAGTCTGTATGCGTGTTGACGCAATGACTACCGGTATACCAACAAGAGAGATTTTTAAAAATATCGATGATGTTGAAATGAAAGTTAAAGTTATTGGTAAAAAATCTGGAAATCTACAAGTAAAATACATGCCAAGCGGTAAAACATGTAATGACATTCGTGCATACTTGAAAGAATATGAAGTTAAAATGGGACATAAAGTCGATGTATTACTAGTAGATTATATGGACTTGTTGATGCCATTGAGTAAAAAAATTAGTGCAGAAAACTTGTTTGTTAAAGACAAGTATGTAAGTGAAGAGATGCGTAATTTGGCAGTGGAAAAAAACTGTGTTTGTGTAACTGCGGCACAGTTAAATCGTGGTGCAGTTGAAGAAGTGGAGTTTGATCACAGTCATATTTCAGGCGGACTATCTAAGATTCAGACAGCTGATAATGTGTTTGGTATCTTTACAAGTCGTGCTATGCGTGAGCGTGGACGTTATCAAATTCAGTTAATGAAGACACGTTCTAGTTCAGGTGTTGGTATGAAAATTGATTTAGATTTTAATATCGATACATTGAGAATTAGTGATTTAGATGAACAAGATGGATATGGAAATGGCGCACCAAGCGCAGGATCCACATTGTTAAATTCTATTAAACAAAGACAGACAGTTAACACATCTACAGGAGAAATTACAGACCCTGGTAACGGAATAGCATTACCTAAAGTTAAAGCAGAAGTGGCTAGCAGTAAGTTGAGAGAACTATTGAATAATTTACCGGGAGATGATGTATAATCCGTTATAACACATTTTTTAAGTCGAAGAGATAAGTACGTATATAAAAGCACTGGAAACTCCCTATGGAACTGCACCACATTAGAGATATTACTGACCCGTTAGTAAGAATCATCAAAGATGATCCCGTACGTCCTCATATACCTCTTGAACAACGTATAAATGAGGCTGCCGAAATTCTTATACTTAGAGCAGGAGAAGAAATACTTGCGGCAACTTGTATGCAATGGTTAGATCAAATTCCGGAAACAGAAGAAGATTTAATCAACATGGGCAAAGATAAAGATGTTGCCGTATTTTATACTATCTGGAGTTATGCTCCAGGTGCTGGTGCTAAACTACTGCAAGAAGCCGCAAGTTGGTTAAAAAGTGAATATAAAGACTTAAAAGGCATAGTTACACTAAGCCCGCAAACTCCTATGGCACGTAGATTCCATTTAAAAAATGGCGCAAAAGTACGCAAAGAAAACGCTACATCAGTAAACTACGAGTATTACTTTAAAGAATAAGCTCTGATAAATACTAGTGATTAAGGACTAGTATCCAATGAGCACAGTACATTCAGTTAAATTAATAGCGTACGATTATGTAGATATCGCGAGCGTAAGTTATAATAATGGTGACGTAATCTACGACGGCACAAATGTCACATTACGAGTTATGGACGGTCATACTGTCGGTGGCTGGCCCCTTGCTACCCAATCATGGGTTAATCAAAATGCATTGACTGTCTCTTCTTTAGCTCCTGCCGTTTCTGCCGCGCTAAGTACCCAATTAGTTAACTATTCAACTTCTGCACAGATCGCAGGAACTTATGCAACACAGGCACAACTAAGTGCCGCAGTAGCTGGAATTATTACAGTTATACCCACAGCAGGTACCGGCCCATCTGGTACATTAGGCGGGGTCAGAGTAGATGGTACTTCAATTACAATTAACCCATCAACTGGTGTTATTAGCGGTGCTAACCAATATCAACTACCCAAAGCCGTAGCTCAATCAGGTGGAGCAGGCGGAACATTAGGAGGTGTTATCCCCGATGGCACTAGCATTGTAATTAATGCGTTGACTGGTGTTATTAGTGGCGCTAATCAATACGTTCTTCCTGCGGCTGGGACAACAACCATAGGCGGGGTTAGTGTAGCAACCAATAATGGATTGACTTTAAATACTTCATCCGGAGCTTTGAGTCTTACTATCGCTATAGCTCAATCCGGCGGCACAGGAGGAACATTAGGTGGTGTTATTCCTGACGGTACTACTATTACAATTAATAATGGAGTAATAAGCGGCTATGCTGGCTACACATTGTCAGCAACTACCACTACGACACTAGGTGGTGTTATTATTCCAGTAACTGCTAACTCAGGTCTTACTAATAGCAGTGGAACAATACGTTTGGCTACAGCAAGTACTACTCAACTTGGTGGCGTTAAAGTTGACGGTAGCACAATTATTATTAACGGCAGCGGAGTTATATCAGCACAGATTACTGGTGCGATTATCTTCCAAGGCGGCTGGGATGCAAGTACAAATACACCATTCTTGACTAATGGTGTTGGAACAAACGGATTTGAATATGTAGTTACTAAAGCAGGTACTGTTAGTTTTGGCGCTGGCCCTATTACATTTACAATTGGTGATAACGTAATTTATAACGGTACTATTTGGGTGCGTGTTCCTATCGGAGCAAGTGCTGGTACAGTTAATAATTTATTAACATTCAATAATTCAGGAACAGGATCTTCAAGCCCTTCAAGTTTCAATGGTAGTAGTGCTGTAACTATTTCTTACAATAGTATTGGAGCTGAACCAGCTGGTGGTAGTTCAGATATAACTACTGTAGGAACAATTACTTCGGGTACATGGAACGGTACATTAATTGGATCACAATACGGCGGAACTGGCGTTAATAATAGCCCTTATACAATTACAGTAACTGGGGCTAGTCAAACATTAAATCAAAGTGTGGCTAGCGGCTCGGCTCCTACATTCCTTGGCACAAACTTTACCAGCATTCCTAACACAGCATTAGCCAGTAGCAGTATAACATTTGGAACTACATCACAGGCATTAGGTTCAACTATAACAAATATTAACGGCGTTAATGTCGGACCTACTACTCCTGGTACTGGTGCATTTACTACATTATCAGCAACTGGCGCAATTACTCATAATACTACAACCAATAGTCAAAGTTATACTACTACAAGTACTGGTACTATAACAATTACTTCGGGTACAGCAGGCAATATTAATAATATGAATATTGGTGCTACTACTCCTGGTACTGGTGCATTTACTACATTATCAGCAACTGGCGCAATTACTCATAATACTACAACCAATAGTCAAAGTTATACTACTACAAGTACTGGTACTATAACAATTACTTCAGGTACAGTTGGTGCTATTAATAATATGAGCATTGGCGGTACTACTGCGGCCGCCGGCACGTTTACCGGACTGACAGTTAATAGTACAACTAACACTCCAACTTTAGCTACTACCACTACTGCTATATCTTCTACTGCTTGGACTACTACTGGAATAAACTTTAGAATTCAGGCAAGAACATATACGGATACCACTAGTGCTAGCGGTACAGTTGCCGCTAGTTATATTAATGCATTGTCGGCACCTACACTAGCATCATCTAATACTATTACAATAACAGACGCGGCTAACTTGTATGTTGCGGCACCTGTGAACGGTACGGGTACATCTTTTACTAATGCTAGTGCTATTTTAACTAACGGTGTGATAAAATCAACAGTGGCAACTGGCACGGCACCGTTTGTTGTTGCAAGTACAACTGTAGTTGCTAACTTGAACGCAAATTATTTAAACGGTGCATCATTTGCTTCTCCTGGTACATTAGGCAGCAGTACTCCAGGACAGGTTAATGCTACTAATATAGTTCAATCAAGCGCCGGCGTACATTATTTCCAACAACCTAGCCCTACGGCATTGGTTACTGCGGGTGCTACTACTTTAACTATTGCCCAAATGCTAACTTTGATAATAACTTATAATGCTACCGGTACGGCAACTTGGACATTACCAACAGGTGCATTAACTGACGCTGGTATATTGTCAGGCGCTTTAGTTGTAAATGGATCGTTTGAATGGTATATTATTAATCTTGCAACAGGGGCAAATACTGTTACTTTGGCCGCGGCAGCTACCGGACATACTATTGTGGGTAATACTACTGTGGCAATATCATCACAGGCAGCATTTAGAACTGTTAAAACTGCTACCAGTACTTACATAACTTATAGAATTAGTTAAGTTCTAGGACAATTGGTGAACCACTGACACCAAGTCCACATATACCCCAGTTCTAAAGATAAAAAAATAAACGCTATACCATAATAGATCCACTCGGCACGAGTTAACGGTTCTGGATCCATTTCCGGATTGTGCTCAAAATCATCTTTCATAAAAATATTTAGTAAATACTATATGCCCAATGGAGTTTTTTATCTTCCAGAATATCATTCATTTGAGTATATAGCTAGGGCACCTTGGCCTCATATCTATCACAACTATCAACAAGATTGGATCGATGCTGTGACAGAATTAGAAAACTGGTTGAATCGATATGCAGGACCACACTTTGCTGAGTGGGCTTTTAGTCAGCAACAAGATCAAGAATATTGGCATGCATGTGTGGCGTTTAAAAGAGAACGTAATAAAACACTGTTTTTACTCACGTGGAGCTGATAAATACACCATGAAAATTATAGAAATTATCCGGGAAAACTGGATTACTAATCAGCAAATGGGGCTGGGCAGTGAACGCCCTGCTGATCAATCTGTTATGGAATTAGGCAGCGATAAACCACATCTGCTGGGTAAACTGGAAAAAACTGGCCAAGTGGTACGTATACTAAAACGTGTTAAACATGTACAGTTCAGCGACCAAACTGATTGGCTATTGATTGATCTAGATCTTACCGAAAAAGGTAAAGAACTAAAATGGCTTCCAGGCACAACTAAATTCTCCTGGGTTAAAGAATTTAGTCGCGAAGAAATTGAAAATGAGAATACCGGAGACAGTATAGGTATGGGCCCACCCCCAGCACCTTGGGGACCTAGCCCTGTGGGCAACTATCCAATAAAACAACAATAATTAAAGTTTCGGCTCAACTCGGTCGGTTAATTGACTAGTATGTAGTGCAACTTTCTCAGCGGCGGCACGAGCTTCAATTGCTAATTCTTCCGCGGCTTTCTTGGCCTGAGCGGCTGCGGCTTCAGCATGCTGTTGAACTTCCTGTGCGGCACGTATCGCTTCTTCTTTGGCAGATTCCAATTCAGCTTCCAATTGCTGAACACGGGTAGAGGCTAATACACTGGTCTTCTTGGCGGCTGAAAATAATTTGGCAACATCAGCATCAATTATGTTATGTAACTTGTCTAGTATACTCATAGAGCATTCTCCTTAATGTACGCATATTTATAGTGGCCGAAGGTGGCGCAGAAAATTATCTATCGCGAAGCGAAAAGCGGAAAACGCGAAATTCAGCGTTCCGCACTCAGCTACCTCTTAATGTCCTCCCGGGGTATACGTAATACTCTACGCTGTTCCTCAACTACTAACCTGGTACAGTTTTCACGCTGGGTTAAACTTGCCATGCTTTCACACTTTTTTATATCCAACTTAGCCACAGCCAAACACAAATCCTGCTCATATCCACGCAATCTGGCACAATCGTTGATACTCTCAGCCGAACTGTGCAAGCTAATAACAGCTAGTATTACTAAAATGTAACGCATCAAGTATTTACTCTTACTAGTTTGTAACTGAAATCAGTAGTAGCGCGGAGTATACTATAACTATTATGCTAAACACTATTATACTTGCCACTTGCCAATTAATCTCTTTCGCTCCTGATCAAGGCCTACATGTGTGCAAGTACACATGCGACCAAGGTCCTAAAACTGTAATCAACGTGGTCAGCAACAACAGCAACTATATTTGCCAACGACAAATCACAGTTAACCGTTGGCTGCATAATCGTTAAAAATCAGTCTATTTCAAGCGTAATCATACTGTAATCTATAAA